ATAACACACTACTATAAATAATTGACAATTGTCTGAAAAATTGATAATATTTAAATTGTTAGTACTTCTTATTTTTTGCATATACTAAATTTTTTCTGAATTTGTACTAACCCTCATCATCCTCTAGTTGGACTCCTTGAAGTCATCCAGCTAGAGCTTTTTTATTTGAAAAAGCCACTCCGAGGAATGGCTTGACTCTTGAAAGGAGATGAAATCCCATAATCATCCCGAATACATTATAACATATTATTATTGACAATTGTTCATAAAATTGATAATATTACAAAAGTTATTGCAAGTTAATCTAGTTCCGCACTATATTATTCATACCTTGCTCTAATCACTTTTCGGCACTGGCTTAATGCTAGTGCTTTTTTGATATAAAAAAGCCACTCCGAAGAATGGCTTGACTCTAGGAATAGGATGAAATCTCACAAACATCCCGACTATATTATAGCATAAAAAAGCGCCCCAGTTAGGAGAGGGACGCTTAGGATAAACTTTATGAAAAAAGTATTTTTGGAATAAGAACATTATATAACTTTCCGTTTCCATTGTAAAGAAAAACGCCCTCGCTTTGGAAAAGGACGCTTTATCTCTTCATAAACACTTAGCTATTTGTATTTGTAATTGGAATAGCATTTACGATAAGAATATTATACTAATTTATCTTAATGAAAGCAGTAACATTTATTAACAAAAAAAGACACCCAATTAAGGGGTATCAGTGTTAGAATTTAATTAGAGCAAACTTCTACACAATATAAAAGAAAAACGCCCCGGAGGGCGAAGAGTTATTTTTTAAAATAATCTGCATAGTCATTATCACAAACTCGTAAACCATCAATATGCAATGCTAAGGAAGATTTGATATGGTTTCCTAAAGGATCTAGTACAAAATCTATCCCTTCTCTTCGAGCTAACTTTGCCGCAGGAACAAAATCACTATCACCAGCTATCAAAATTATTTTATCAACCTGCTTCTTAAAAGAAAGGCTTGCAATATCTAATCCTATACGCATATCCACACCTTTTTGTTGTACGGATAGTTTTAAATGTCTTCTCTTGACTTCATCTACAGTTATTGATTTATTTAGCAATTTTTTTGTTGGCTTCCGTAGTAAAAGAATACCCTACGCTACCTTCACTCAACTCACCAAATCTTAATGCTACTTTTCTTTTCTTAGATAATTCTTGAAAAAAATCTTCTGTCCACTCTTTTGTATGGCTTTTAGAGAAATCAATTGTCTCCTTTTTTAAAGGGTCGTATACTCTTTTTGAGATAGGTGAACAGTCATAATAAAAATACGATATAATTCATCAAATCGCTTTTCTTTTTTCTTTCCTTCAGCCAAATGCCTCCAGCAATATTCATACAACTCAGTCGCTCTTGCTTCTGGAGAAAGTTCTCCTTTAACTTTGAATGACTGTTTTCGATAAAAACCACCATCAACTAATATAGCGACTCTTTTATTCATTAATTTCTCCTATAAAATAAAAAATTCTTTGATTTCGGACTTCCCTCTATCAACAGGGTGTGTACTCTCAAAGAATGAATTACAATATTAACGGGTATCTAAATACCACATGTACATTCTATCAATCCTAATATCGTTTGTCAATTAATTATTGATTTCTTTTACATTACAAAAAGATGTCTTTAGGTTATGTATTTTCTATAATAAAAAACACCCGCCGAAGCGGGAGTTAATTTTTAATAATTTAAAGTTTGACCAGCATAAATCAAATTAGGATTTGAAATACCATTCATTGAAACTAAACTTTGAACTGTTGTTCCTAAATGGCTCGCAATTGATGAAAGATTATCACCAGATTGTACAGTGTAAGTTCGTGCTGTAGCCCCAGATTGACCGCCTGTGAAGCGAATAACCTGACCGGTGTAAATCGTGTTCGGATTAGATAAACTGTTCTGACGTGCTAATTCTTGCCAGTTAGTGCCCCAGTTTGAAGCAATACCACTAAGTGTATCACCTTGTTTTACAATATAACTTTTTGCGGGTGTCGTTGGCTGGCTTGTAGAAGCATCAATAGTTTCCACATCATGAACGGATAACCAGCTCATAATACCATCAAGAAAGACAGTATCTCCATTCTTCTGGATGATTTTATGTGGTTGACCTTTTACCCATTGAGGAATTGTTTCTCCTGTTGCATAATTCTTAGCGCCAAAGTTTACTTTAACCGTCATTCCAACTTCTACATCGTTTCCTTTAACTTCATTGGCTTCTTTACCATTTTCAATGGCCGGTGTAGCAGTATCGGGTTTAACTTCTTGGCCTTGCTGTTTTCCGTATCCATTATCTGTGATTCCTGTTAAATCAACATTTCCATCAAGTCCGCCAGCAACATAAGTTGATGTGAACTGGAATACTGAAATTCCGTCCATACTTGGGAAGAAGCTATAGTTTGGAACTGGTGTTACTTCATAATTTGGATATGCCGCAATCCATAATGAGTTAGGGAACTCTTTTATGATTCTCTTATAGTCTACATGCTTCAACGTGTAAGGCTTGTAAGAGTAATACATTGGAGTATATCCTGCAGCTTTTACACGTCGCATTCCGTAAAGAATCACATCAGTATTTGTTTGGATTTCCCAAGGTGTACTTGCATAAATTGGTTTTCCGTTGCTGTCGTATCCTGTCAGAATTGATGCCGCAGCTCCACTTTCATAATCCAAAGCTACAATAGAGTTTTTAGGAGTTTGAATTCGTGGCAAATAACGGTCAAGTGCTGCTTTTGCGACTGCTTGCGAATTTCCGACTTCGAAATAAATGTAAGTGTGCGCTCGTTTGCCCTGAGCAATTGCGGATGCGACTTGTGTTGAATAAGGCGCTTGGTCCGCAAATGAACCGTGATAAGTTCCACCAATTTGAACAATCGCAAACTTATCATGGTCATAACCAAAATTCCCATAGTCTCCATTATATTTTGACCAGTCCACCCCTTGGTCACCAACTGCCGCAAATACAGGTCCACTTGCTGCGACAACAAAGAAAGCTACCATTCCAATGGCAGCCTTTTTAATTACTTTTTTCATTTGTTTTCCTCTGAACTTTCATTTGGCTGGTTATTATATTTAACAGCACTTACTCCAGCCAATGTTCCCAAGAATACCGTGAATGCATTCAAAGTAATGATAGCTAAATCAGTTCCGCCCCAACCGTAGGCTTTGCCAATTACTCCAATAAATACACTAAGTGCTGGCAAGGCTGTTAAAACAGCCCATTTGATGACGTTGTAAAACTTGTTGTTAAAAATCATGTTCTTTCTCCTATTTTTTATTTTTCTATGCAGTACGTTTCCAATAATATATTGTCGTTGAACCAATTACTGCTGAACCGATATTTTCCCATTTGCCTGTAGAATATCCTGATGATAAACTTGAGTTATTTGAGACTACCGAGCCAACTGGGTGAGCTTGAGCGCAATCTATGCCTATAACCGCAGGCTTAAGTGAGCCTGTAGCACTATCAATTGATACTAATCCCATTGGTAACCATTTGTAATCAGAACTTTTCTTATTAGGTTTAATGATATTACTAAACCCTACATACTTTGGATAATCATTTATTGTGACTTCGCTAGCTGATGGCATGTATGTAGTAGCGGTTGAACCTTGTTCTAGTTTCATTCCCTCTACTTCAAAAATGTGCTTTTCATTAACAACAGTTGCTGTATCAAACCAACGTGGATAAGCTGTATCAGCACCACTTGGAACAATAGTCGTGAAACTGAAAAAGTATGGTTTACCGTCATTTGGAATTACAAGGTTACCTTTAGAGGGGTATGACTTAGATGTTCCGTAGAATGCTATTGACAGTGAAAAGTTTTTAATCGGTACCGTTCCAATATTTGTTACAAAACAACTAACTGTGATAGTATCGCCAACATTTACATTTGTTGGTTTTATGTAAGAGAAACCGCCTGGACTGCCAATAACTCCGCCATTGTTAATTACTTTAATTCCATTATTAGAACCAACTGATAACGAACTTGCACCTGCTAAAGCCCAAATTTTACTATTTATATTTCCCTGAATGATTTTTGTATTAGTCAACAAGTTTAAATTAGGATAAACAGTTGTGAAACCGTCCTTACCGTCTGCGCTATTGGCGTATGCTATTGTATTTATAACTCCGTCAGCTGTTTAAGTACCTCCATTTGCGATTGGAAGCACACCTGAAACTCCAATATTAGTTACATCAGCAGTCCCGTCAAAGTTTTGCTGTGCTGAAGATTGAAGACTTACCCCAAGTTTTCTAGCTGTTTCCAGTTTACTTGCACTAACTGCATTGCTATTAAGTGGTAAACTGTTCGCTTGTGCTTCGGTAGCCTTTGCCATTGCATTTTTGGCTTCACTTTCAGCTTGTTTTGCTGTTTCTTGAGCAGTTGTTACATTTTTATTTGTGATTGATAACTCTGATTGTTCAGCTTTTGCTGAAATCGCAATACCTTGTTTATCAACAGTAGCTTGTAAGTTGTCTAAGTCCGTTTGATTGGCTTTTGCTGAAATAGTTGCCGATTGATTATTAACAGTATGCTGTAAACTTTCTAAATCTGTTTGATTAGCTTTAGGGGAATAATCTCCATTACTCATTAGAGAAATATTACTTGTTAAAACCTTTACTGAATTTATTAGTTCAACTACTTCTGATTCACTGGCGTTACTTGCGATTGCGTCTAATAGCGATTTTATAGTAACTAAATTTTCAGGACTAATACCAAATGCTTCTACTTCATTTTTTAGGTCTGTCATTGCGCTTTGTAAGCTCGTCATATCAGATAAATTCGCCTTAAGCTCAATATTGCTCTTGTTTGAATCAGTTTGAGCATGTAAATCATTCAACTCACTACGCAGTACTTGTGGCATATTTTCCAATAATAATTTTGTAAAATCATCAATCTTATTATTTACTTCTTGAGCGCTAAATCTGTAACTGTAGAATTATCTGATATAAATGTTAAATTCTTACTGACAATAACTTGTTCTGAACTTTCATTGAGAAGTATTAAATTTGATTTTATTAATCCTGATACTGTCATCTCAGTAGGAATTATAAGCGTGAATTCTCCCTTGGATATATCATTAGGAGTTAACATAATAAAACCTGATTGAGATTTATACACATATTTATAGGTTAATTTTACTGAATAACCTGTTAAGTCAAGTACAGAACCATTATCAGTTATCTTAAGAAGTAGCGTTCTTGCATTGACATCTCCCTCCATAATTTGAATGGGCTGTTCAAATGCCTGGTTAATCATATCCCATGTAATAGTTTGCTTTTTGAAATTATCTAAACTCATTGGGTACTCCTTTTAAAGTATTTTAGTAATTATATATCCAATAATAGTTACGGCAAGAGTAAGCATAAAGCCCCAAGCCCACTTATTATTAGCTTCCATTTTTTCTATAAGTTTCGCATTTGATTGAGCTATTAGGAGCGCTCGTTCTGCTTTATCTCGAACTGTTTCATAGTTATCTAACTTTGTTTCAATTCGAGCTAAACGTTCGAGGACTTCTCGCCATGCTTGTTCCTCCATAACCCCTTCTTTCTAATTTATTTCAAGAAGTACATAGCAGTACCCCGTGGTGCGCCAGTAGCTCCCGAAGCACCCCACCACTTTACTCGGCCATCTGTTTCCAAATCGACGTGGAATGCTAAAGCGCCTGATGCAAAGTGACCAATCAATTCTTTAATTCCATCTGGCCGCCACTGATCCGGTACTGCACTTGAAAAATATGTGCCCCTATCAATAGCAGTTAAAGACCCTGAAAAACGAACTAGAACAAACTCTCCTTTACGCTGAAAATTCAATGACATACCGTTACCGATATTTACCGTCTCAGAAATTGTTGTTACTTCAAAATCTTTTAATATCACTTTCCCAGAATCATCCGCCATTACAGCCTTTGATAACTTTGTATCTATTTCCTGTTTTGAGTAAGCCCCAACTTGGCTTGCGGTTACTGCATGCGGATTAGCTTTATTGTTGATATGAGATTCAACTTTATTTGTTAGTTCTGAATCTTTAACGGGAAACCAAGTATAATCGCTAGCAGACTTATTTGTTTTTACAGTGTTGCTGAAACCTACAAACTTTGGCCAGTCAGCAGTTGTGACTTCGCTAGCTGATTGCATGTATGTAGTAGCGGTTGAACCTTGTTCTAGTTTCATTCCCTCTACTTCAAAAATGTGCTTTTCATTAACAGCAGTTGCTGTATCAAACCAACGTGGATAAGCTGTATCGGCACCACTTGGAACAATAGTCGTGAAACTGAAAAAGTATGGTTTACCGTCATTTGGAATTACAAGATTACCCTTAGCAGGATATGACTTAGATGTTCCGTAGAATGCTATTGAAAGTGAGAAGTTTTTAATATCTACCGTTCCAGTATTTTTTATACAACAACTAACTGTGATAGTATCGCCAACATTTACATTTGTTGGTTTTATGTAAGAAAAACCGCCCATACTACCAATGGCTCCGCCATTGTTAATTACTTTAATTCCATTATTAGAACCAACTGATAATGAACTTGCTGCTGCCGAAGCCCAAATTTTACTATTTATATTTCCCTGAATGATTTTTGTATTATTCAACAAATTCAAATTTGGATAAACTGTCGTGAATCTATCAGTTCCGTCTGCGCTGTTGGCGTAGGCAATTGAATTAATATTAGCTGATAATACCGCTTGAGTAAGGCTAGGGGTCATATATTTAGCATTGCTAATTCCCTGCTTAGCCTCATCTTCTGTAGCTAAACCAAAGTTTTGAACATTGCCAAGACCGACTTGTGCAGCTGTAACTTTGTGAGGGTTAGATATATCTATCGTATGTGAATAAATTCCTTCTTCAATATGGTTCATACGATTATCAGTAACAACCGCACCATTTACAATATTTTCTTCCTCAGTTTTTAAATCGTCATATTTATTCCAGGTTTGTTTTTCGTAACTCATTATTCACCAACCTCCTTAGAATTTTCTAGTTCGTAAGTTTCAACTAATACCGATAATTTAGCATTATCAAATTCTAACTGAGTAATCTTAGATAGTAATTTGTTAATCAATTGTTCTGCATCAATTTCTTTATTCATGCTTCCTCCTCTTTTGAATTTTGCTCTTCAATTTCCTTTATTTCTTCAAACTTCATATCAGTTAATACCAACCTGTCGTTTTCGTACCCTCTTCTTTTACCTTTAATCTCCCAAGAAAATGGAAGATTTGGGACAGAAGATAATACTGTAAAGCTAGTTTTATCTCTTGAAACAACGTAAGCAACACCTTCCCCATAGCTTTGTAGGAATACCTGATAGTCATAATCTGTATTAATAACTTCTGAGAATAATTCATCAATCGGAATAATGCTAGTACAACTTTCATCAGTTTCTGCAGTGCCAATATCTCCCAAATATGATTCTGCGGTTTCATAAGCAGGCGTCTGTCTTATTCCATCATGAGTGACATGAATAGCGTTCTTACTGCCATAAACATTAAAATCTTTTGAAACTCTTAGATTACCAGAAACACTCACTGAGAAAGCATTGATATATGTTGAACTATCATTCGAACGTATATAGTTGCTGTCACTACCAATTGTGAATCCACCATTTCCAACATACAAAGTGGGGTGATAATATCCTTTTTGTTTTTATACTCAATATAGTCAGGCGTGTATGAAAATGTCGCAGAATCACCCATAATATTAAAGTTATCTAAATACGAGGAACCTGACATGTTATTTGTAGTACCATAAAAGTAAATATCATGCTTTATTTCAATTTTTTATTTTAAAAACT